TATTTTACCAGGAAAAATTTTCATATCTTGTCCAGGTACTAATTGTGTTTCATCTACATCAAACACCATGTTACCTGCAAGTGCTAAGTTATCAATAGCCATTCTTGCATGACCATTCATAATCTGTTGTGAGTCTTCCATGTTCTCTGGAACACCAACACCAAAAAACTGATAAGGATTTAATTCGTATGGACATACCATAAAAGGTAATCTAGTTGGTTCAAATGGATTCTCTACCATTCTTAAAACTTTACCACCGCATATCCATGCGTTAATACTAATTACATCTTTATCACTTTCTATTCCACATTGTTCTGCCATATCTTTAGATATAACACCCCAATATTCTAATACTTCAAATCTATTTTTATATATTGTTTCTACAGTTTCTCTGTTGTATAAAGAAGATTCATAACCTCTAACTTGATAGTTAGGCCCTTCTTCTAAACACATATCAATTGACTCTTCATTAAAGTAAGGCATCTTTCTTAAATCAGAAAACTGTTGTCTATTTAATGAATGTCTTTGTATAACATAATCACAATCATTAATACTAGTTGCATTAGGATCTGAATAGAAATCCCAACATGATACTGCTTCTACTTTTGGAACTGTTTTAATTTTTTTAGCATGTACATTTACTAAGTTACCTTGTTCATCTTCACCCGTATCAAATGCATGATATGTATGATCAAAACTAAATGGTCCTTTTAATATACCAGTACCTAATAAACACATCTCAAAGAATACATGCCTTAATACTGTTATAGCACTAGACTCTTCTAGTTGATCGTGTAATAATTTTTCTAAATGTTTAGCAGCCATTTCTGCTGGTTGAATCTGTGGCTCACCCTTATTAGCTGGGCCTTCATCAAATCCAACATTCTCAAATTCTTGTGCTAAGTTTTTCATTAGCATATCAGCTGTAGCACCTGGTGGTATTTCTCTACCATCACCTTTAAAACCATACGGATCTTTTATTTGTTCGTCTGGTGTTTTAGGTTGTTGTGGTTTTAAATGAGCATACTCTGGTATTTCTTCAGGTACTTGTGTAGGATTAATTCCTAAGGGAAACTTACCACTAGAAAATAATACTTCAATGATTTGACCAAACGCAGCTAACACCTTAGTTTTTGTTACTTTAACAAACACTCTTGACTTTTCATTAGAACGAAAAACCATTTCAGGACCATACAATCCTCTGTAGTTTCTATAAGCCTTTAACCATCTCTTCTCATCGTATAATCTTGAGTTTTCAGATTGGTAAAACTTTTCTCTTATGTGTCCTACAATAGGAGATGATTCACTGACTTCATCAGCTACTTTGTTTTCTTCATCCATGTATATTAGTAATCTCTTTCTTCAGCCATTCTAAAAATTGCTGGATCTACTTTTGATTTTGACTTACCTTTCTTGTCATTACCATCTCCACTTGTAGCACCTTGCATAACTTTTGAGTTAGGATCTATTACCATTTTCTCAATAGGTGCTTTAGGTGTATCAGGTGCAAGTTCTCCATGCATATATCTTTTCATCATTTGGGTTTTCTCCTTTTTTTATTTTTTTTCTTTTTACTCTTTTTTTTCTTAGTGCCTGCATATATGACAGGTATAAAATTGCTCTTAGGTCCAAGACTCATTCTAATCTATTTTGGTTTATTTTTTAATAAATCAGTTTGTCCGTAAGTTTTACCAGGTTTTGTTAAAAAACTTTTATAAAAGTCTGTTAAAGGATGATCATCTTTAGGGTATTTTTTATTATGTTTTTTAATAGCTTTTACCATGTCTTTAGTAAAACCTTCGCTTGCACCTTCTATTCTATCCATTTTTTTAGGTGCTGTACCCATTCCTTTTTTTTCTTTAAGTCCCATAGCTTTTAAAGTATATTTATTTTTTGCTGATTCTGGATACTGTTCCATTATAGCTTCATTTAATGCTTCTCTAGCTCCTTTTCTCTTAGTAGACTGTGGGTATTTTTCTTTTCTTTCTTCTAAAGATTTTTTAATACGTTCTTCAGATTGTCTTGCAACTTCTGATTTTTTATTTTTTTCACTCATTAGTAATCCTTTTCATCAGCCATTCTAAATACAGCGTCATCTACATGCTTAGATCCTGGCTCACTTGGATAGTCAGCATTTTTTAAGTAAATATCAGCCTCACCTTTACCAGGTGCTTCTTTTTTAAAATCAATATTAGTATACTCTCTGTTAGGCTGTTTGCCATCAGGTGCATCACTAAACTGACCTTGTTTAACTTTTGCCTTGGGGTCAAATGTGTTCATTGTTCTCTCCTATATCTTTATCTTCTTGATCTTTAGTATGTTTTTAGTTGGTATAGTCGTGTGACCACCACCTTGTTTTACTTCATTGTTTGATTCAAAATTAAAATCAGACATTAAAATTGTGACATTTGAATCTTGTTTCATCAGCCACCCAACAGTACAGCATACAGCTGTAGTTGATTTTTTTATATCGGGTATATCAACCCACGTGGCATCTGCCACAATATCTTCCCAGTATGCGATTACTAAATCGTATGGAAAAATTTTTTTATTTATCCCTGGTAGTTTTTTTTTCGTAGTCAATATTAATATCCAAACTGTGTATCTGTTGGTACAAACTCTTCTCCAATACGTTGACCAAATCTATTTGCATACTTAGGATGTACTGGTCTACTCATACATCCATAACGTAATGCATCATAAGCATGATCTTCTGCATATGTATCTACATCTTCAGGGTTTTTCTTATCTGTTGGTAAAGTACTCATAGTTCTAATTAAATTCTGACAACTTTTAAATACTCTTATACCTGGTTCATTATCAATTACTTTTAATCTTTTATGAATCTCAAGTTTACCATTAATTCTACTCTTAGGTGATCTATCTGATGGTCTCCATCTACAACCTTGTTGTATCATTGTCTCTGCAATACTAGGACCTACATCACCTCTTCTTGCCCATGTACTAACATCTAATACTCCATAGTGAATATACTCACCTTGTTCCATTGCTAAGACTTGTCTTGCGAAATTATCTGCCGTAACTTTTTTGGTATATAATTCTCTATAAATCCAGATATTATTATTATAATCGATAGCAAACCATAATACACAAGCAGGAGAAGAATAACCCCAGTCAGCAGCACGAAATTTATACCACCCATTAGGTATTTCAAAATTCTCAACGACATGAGTCGTTCTATTGAATTCTGGAAAAGCTGAGTCTTCATATGCATCCCAATCTCCATCTAAAAATTGTTTACGTTGTACTTCAGGTAAAGATGCAAGCATGATATAATAATCATCAGTCTGCATCAGATAGGGGTTGTCTTGTAATTTTGCAGGGATAAATCTTCTAGTAATATACTTCTTTCCATTAGGCGTATCGATCCCTATGTCGAACGCTGTATTTGGTTCAGATGGTTCTACGAACATTTCTCGTACCCACTGTGAACCTACGTTTCCTGGATTACCTGTAGCTCTCATATAAACAGGTATATCTTTATCAACGGATCTTAAAGAAGATCTTAAAAAATTATATATATCTGGCGAAGGATATTGTGGAAGTTCGTCTATTCCTATCCATGTATATGATTGACCTTGGTAACGTAAAACGTCTGTCATGTTCTCTGCGTAACCAAACTCTATCTTTGCTCCCGATGGGAATCGCCATTCTTTTTCTTGTTCTCTCCATTTTGCACCTGGGAATGCCTTCGAGTATAATAGCTGAGACTTTTGAATTAAGTCTCTTAACTCTGGCATTGTCCTCCTTACTAGGAGTGCTCTGTGTTGAGCTTTGGAACAATAACGAAGTGGATCTACTAGCATGGCATATGATTTGCCTCCACCTCTTGCTCCACCATAAAACACTTCTCTTTCTGAAGCTGCAAGGAATTCCATCTGTGGACCTTCATTAGGTTTAAAGATTACTTCCTGCTGGTTTATGTGCTCTTTGACTGTCTTAGGAGCACTCTCGATTATATCTTCTGTAAGTAGTTGTGTCTCTTTACCAGTTAACGCTTTGTCAATAGTTAACAATTTGTTCTTAGTATTTTCTGCGTGACGTTTAGCAGAACGTAGAGACTGTTCTGCTTTAGCAACTTTCTTACGAGTTCGAGCTAGTATCTGTGTTACTGACTTCTTGGCCTTCTGTCGAACTATTTTCTTGGGCTTGGGTGGTGCTATTTCGTTCGAGTCTTTTTTTAAGTCCGACATGTGATATGTATCTTCCTGTTTTTCTATGTAGCCATTGAGCGGTCTCTCTTAATGAGCAAGTCTTTGAATATTCTCTTGCTTGTTTAAGAGCATCTAATTCTTCTTTTATTGGTTCTAAGTAATCTGGATCTTGTGATTGTTTAAAACCAAAAGGAATTGTTCTAGCTTTCCTTTTTATCTTTATCTGTTCCATCTTTTGGTGGTAGTATAAATATTCCATGCAATGCTTTCATGTTTATATCTAACTGATCTTTTTTTGTTATGCCTACTCTGTCTAATAATGAGTTCGCAGCTGCTAGACGAATATTAGAGTGTGGTGTAGTCCCGTCTTCGTCTAGTAGGTCTGTTAAACGAGTAGCTGCTTTTGCAGAGTGCGTAGACAAATGTGTTTCCGCAAGCTCCGTAATTTCTTTTTTTAAGTTTCTTATAACTTTAGGATAGCTATGCTCAGAATATCCAGCTATTCTTGCTGCTTCTCTAGGATTTCCTTTTGCTTCTCCGAATAATACGTCTAGAAACTTCTCTTGCATATCTGTCAAGTTTCTTTTTTGAGTCTTTGTTATAGAAGAATCCATGTCTTGCATTTACTATCTCCATTAATTCTTTGAATGGCATCTGTTTAACCAATGAATATATCCTCACCATCAGCTTGTACCATTCTTTCTGTTGGTTCTCTCATTACACCTGGCCTAATCTGTGGCATTACAGGTGTAAAGTCAGATTCTACATCTGATTTAGGCATAAATTCTCTTTCACTTACACCTTGTCCCATGTTTTGTTGCATTTTATCTAGTAAATTCTCTGATTGTGGTCTAGATTCTACTCTATCCACACCCATAGGTGCTAAAGCAACCATATTACCATCATTTGCCACAGGCATATCTGCACCTTTGTTTAGTTTTTCAAACAAATTACCAGATAAGTTTCTAAATTCTGCCATAGAACTATCTGCAGACTTTCTTTGGACAGGGAATACACCTTGTCCAGTCTTTAAATAGCTAGGAATGTTTGCTTCAAATTTCATATTTGTTATATTTTATATATTATTCGTGATGACCCTTGTGTTAACTTGTATGTTATGTGTGTATGTGTGTCCTTTGAATAATATATAAATATATTATAGTCATTAATATCAATTTTGTCAAGGTTTATTTTTAAATAATGTAATCTGTGACAATTTGTCAATAGACAAAATTGGATACAGGGTGTATAATGTTCATAGAACCATGCAGGGGGGCTATATATCTATATACTGAGTAAATATACAACTACCCCCTAAGGTATTCCCAGGGATATGGTCGGAATATTTAAGCTATAATATGGCCCGCAATATGGTTTACATGGGTTTTGGGGATTTTCTGGCTTCCGTATATATAGTATATAGGATACCCCCCATGGCACACGCATAGGGTGTTGCCTAGAAAATTTTTTGGGATAATAGAGTAGCCCTTTAGGGCTTCCTTATGTTTCCCCTTGGGAAACTAGAAAATTTTTAGGGTATCCTTAGGGAAAATTTAAAGGCACAATAGATAGATTGCGGGATACCCTAAAAATTTTTTATAAGTTTTTCTGGTTCCCACCTGTGAGCAACAGGGGTACAGCCTAAATTTGTCTT